TTGGGATCATTCAACTTCCCGTTTTTGGGTATATTCCCAATATTGGTAACATTACCGTTTTTGGGTATGTTTAAAGAGAAAACCCGGACCCTTCTTGTTGCCCCTTTTCTTTCTCCTGTATCTGAAATTAGTCCCATTCCGATGAGCGAAATAAGCCCCGACTGAACTGTTTTTTTATTCAGGCTTGTGTCGGTAACCAGGCGTTCGATGCTTGGGTAGCACAGGTTGTATTCATCGGCTCGATCAGCCATCGAGAGCAGGATGAGTTTCAGTGATGAGCTGCCCGGATTTGTTTTCCATGCCCACTCTGTTGCGTGTCTGCTCATGGTAAATACCTGTCGTCAGCTTGAGTGTTGCAGGCTGGCTTCGGCCATGAGCTGCTTTATTTCTGCCTGGCGGCGCAGGCTCGTGTTGATGGCGCATGTAACGCAGTGCCCGTTGTAAACGTAGCGCTCACTGTCATGACCATGCTTACACTGTTTTCCGGTGTAATAACGCTTAAGACCTGCCTTTGCAGCGTCAAGGCGAGTAATAATCTCCATTGCACAACCTCATTAACGTTTACTATTACGATGATTTTGATGCAGGAAGAAAAAAAGATCAACCGTATATGGTTTTTTATTACCAGAAAGGTGTTTTATGCAGGAAGGAGCCGCCAGGAGATGGCGGCATTGATGTGTTCAGGGGAATTATCGGTCGTAGAAGAAGAGCACTAATTCAGGTTTAGACTTTGTCCATTCGCGGGAACGACATGCTTTAAACAGTCCGTCCATCAGTCGCTTACCTGGCATCTTGCGGCGCCCGGTCAGATGCGTCTGGATGTAATGACTGGTGGTTCCGGCCTCATCTGCAAATGCTTCACGCTCATCAGGAGACAGTCCCAGCCAGTGCTTTTTGAAATCAAATTTTTTTTCGTCACTCATATTTTGCTTATCTCAGCCTGTCTATTCATATCTGAATTATTACCTTTCTGGTGAAAAAATCAATGATTATTACCGTTATGGTAACTTTACCTTTATGGTAATATTCATTTAAATTTAGTCAGTTAGGTAACATTAAATGGACAAATACAATAGCTATGAAAAGTATTTATGACATAAGACGCAAAAACCTTAACGAAATCATTCGCCGGGATTTCGATGATACTCAGTTGCGCTTTGCCGAACGGGTGAAGCGTTCGCAGAACCTGGTCAACCGGTGGTGCACTGGTATCAAAAACATCGGGCCGAATGCCGCGCGTATCATTGAAGAAGCAGCACGCAAAGAAAAGTTCTGGCTTGATGTTGATCACGACCTGGCATTTATTCCAGCAGATAACTTTGTTCCGTCCACCGAAGATGGCGAATGGACTGTAGAGAAGCAGGCCGCAGCCACGCTCAACGCCTGGATGAGAAAGAACCCGGAAATGACATCAGAAAAGAAAGTTGCTGTAGCGGCTGGTATTGGCCCGGCCACCGTTAACCGGATTATGAAAGCGGAAGTAAGCACAACCATCGGCGTTCTTTCCTCCCTGGCGCGCGCGTTCGGGCATGAAGCATACGAGATGATTATTCCCGTCGGCGCTCCTGGTGTTATCGACTACGACCACCGGTTGTATGCAGCTCTGCCGCAGGAAGAGAAAAATAAGATCACCTCATTCATCAACTTCGTGTTTGAGCAGAACAAAAGCAAGTAATCCCCCGCCATTCTGACGCTTTACCTGCCCGATGGCGGTAAGCTCGCGCCTAGCACAATTACCAAAATGGTAATTTTTTTCTCGTCATACCTATTGACACAATCACTTTTTGATCTGATTATTACCCAAAAGGTAATACAAGAGCACATCGCTCAGGCAGAAACCACCACTTCGTGGCTTTCCTGCATCTTTATGTATTACCAAATTGGTAATAGTGAGGTTCATATGCAGTGGAAAGTCATCAACGGTTGGTACTGCGTTACAGCTTGCGGGCTGATGAGCTGGAAATTCCGCACGCTGGGTGAAGCAATGATCTGGGTATTCGTCAGCAAGCTGGCGGTAAAAACGGAAATAGATATGGGGGTGAGCAAGTGAGCGAATCAAAAGAACTGGTGCTGGTACAACTTCCGGCACCTGCAGATCTGGAAGCGGCATTCATCAGTGATGAGTACATCTCAAACCTGATTGCTGATATTCGCCAGAAAGCGTTATCGGTAGTTGGTGACGTCAACACGGTTAAGGGGCGCGGCGTTTATATCAGCATGGCATCTACCGTGCGTCGCACTAAAACAGCCATCGACGACGCTGGAAAAAATCTGGTTGCTGAAATGAAAAAGCGCCCTGCTCTTGTCGATGCAAGCCGCAAAAAAGTACGCGATGCGCTGGATGAACTGGCGGTAGAAATACGCCGACCGGCTACCGAATGGGAAGCTGAACAGGAGCGCATCAAAGCTGAAGAAGCTGCTCGAGTTAAAGCTGAAAACGACCGTAAGCAGTTCGAATCAGATCACGAAATTGCCCTGCTTATGAATGACGCATTCGACCGCGAAGCGAAGGAGAAAGCAGAAGAAGCAGAACGCCAGCGCATTGCTCATGAAGAAGAGTTAAAGCGCCAGGCAGCAGAACAGGCCAAGCGCGAAGCCGAAGAGAAAATCGAGCGTGAACGCGCCGAATCTGCCCGTCGCGAGGCTGAATTAAAGTTCAAGGCTGAGCAGGCAGAGCGTGAACGTATTGCCGCAGAGCAAAAAGCTGAAGCAGAGAAGAAGGAAGCCACAGATCGTGCCGAGCGCGAAAAACAGGAAGCTATCGCAGCTGAGCAACGCAAGGCGCAGGAAGAAGCCGAGCGCATCAAACGTGAAGCCGAAGCGAAAGAAGCGGCCCGTCTGGCGGAAGAGAAGCGCATCGCTGATGAAGCGGCATCACGCGCTGATGATGTAGAGCACCGTCGGGCCATTAATGCTGCTGCGGTCCAAGCTCTCATTGACCAGGGCATTCCTGAAGACTGGGCAAAGGCATGTGTTGTCGCCATCGCTCGCGGGAAAGTCCCAGCAACAACCATCAACTACTGAGGTGGCTATGCACATTCAGCAATTCAATAACCTGAAAAAAATAGCAGTTCAGTTAAGCAATGACTACCAGCTGTCATCTGAACTGTACGATCGCCACGTTGAGCTGATCGAAGCAGTTGCTGGTTGCGAAATGGAAGAGTCATTCAAACGCGCCATTCTCCGTGCTGGTGTTCGTTACGAGGTAATGGAAGCGGCATTTGAAAGCGATGATTTCGAAGAGCTTATGTCGTCATTCAAACGTGAATTAACTGGTGTCATCGCACGTCTTGACCTTGCTGACCAGATCGACAGCAAAAGGAATGCGGCATGAATACCGGCATCTACTACGACATCAGCAACGAGGACTACCACGCCGGTGACGGCGTGAGTAAGTCACAACTGGATATGGTGGCCAAGAACCCTGCCCTTCTGAAATGGGTGAAGGCTGCTCCGGAAGATGAAGAGAAAAAGTCCGCGCTGGACATGGGCACCGCCCTGCACTGCCTGCTTCTGGAGCCGGAGGAATTCGATAAGCGCTTCATCGTGGCACCACAGTTCAACCGCCGCACCAATCAGGGTAAAGCCGATGAAGAAGCGTTCATGAAAGACGTTGCTGGCATGGGCATGACTGTCATGGATGCCGAACAGGGCCGGAAGCTGAAACTGATGCGCGACAGCGCAATGGCCCACCCGGCGGCGCGCTGGATGCTGGAAGCACCTGGCCACTGTGAAGCATCGATGTACTGGAACGACGATGAGACTGGCGAGTTGTGCCGCATCCGCCCGGATAAATGGCTGAATGAGCACAACGTGATCGTCGATGTGAAAAAGGTTGCAGACATGGATCGCTTTGCACGTCACATCGAGGAATTCCGCTATCACGTCCAAGACGCCATGTACCGCGAAGGCGCACTGAAAGTAACCGGGCAGCCGCACGGATTTTTCTTCCTGGCTGTGAGCGAAACCATCGACTGCGGTCGATACCCGGTCCGCGTGTTCGAACTGGATGCGCCGGACGTTGACGCAGGACACCAGTTATTCCGCCGGGATCTGAACACCTATCACGAATGCCGCATCAGCGATGAATGGGGCGGAGTGGAAATTATTAAACGCCCTGAATGGGCACGCAAACAGGATATGTACGTATGAGAAACGATATCGCAATCACATCACAGCCCGGCGCTACCGTAGGGACCGCTGCGGCAATCTTCAGTCCTGAAGGTATGAATCAGCTTGTTCGATTCGCTGAACTAATGGCCGGCAGTAAAGCCACAGTTCCTGCTCATCTTGCAGGTAAACCGTCCGACTGCCTGGCAGTAACCATGCAGGCAGCACAATGGGGAATGAACCCGTTCGCTGTTGCGCAGAAGACGCACGTTGTAAACGGCACTCTTGGCTATGAAGCACAACTGGTTAACGCCGTCGTGTCCTCTTCAAACCTGCTTTCAACCCGCCTGAATTACCGCTGGGACGGCGACTGGTCAAAGGTGGATGGCAAGAGCGACAAATCTCCATCACTGACCGTAACAGTGTCGGCAGTCCTGAAAGGCGAAGCAGAGCCGCGTGAGCTTACCATCAGCATGGCTCAGGCCGGTGTCCGTAACTCTCCACTGTGGGAACAGGATCCACGTCAGCAGCTTGCTTATCTGTGCGTTAAGCGCTGGGCGCGCCTGCATGCCCCTGATGTTCTTCTTGGTGTCTATACACCCGACGAACTGCAGGAGACAACACCGCGTGTTGAGCGCGACATCACGCCACCTGCGGCAACTGCTCAGGGCATGAACAGCCTGATCAACTCAAAGCCTGAGCAGAAGCAGGAAGATCGTCAGCAGCATAAAGACGATCGCGGTCCTGAAGAGATTCTGCACGCATTTTCCGGCGCGGCGATGAACTACAACACTCAGGCCGACCTGGACAAAGCGTACAAATACGTTGCTCAGAAACTGGCAGGTGATGATGACCTGCTGGCAAAAGCAACTGACGTTTACACCATCCGCTGCGACGAACTTAACGAAGTACCGATGTAACCACCACTGCGGCGCCACGCGCGTCGCAAATGCAAGAGAGGTAATTATGAAAAGAGCATTTGGCAAAAAGGAACTGATGGCAGTGGTGCCGGTATCTATGAGCACCATTGACCGCATGGAGCGCAATGGCGAGTTCCCGCAGCGTTTCTGGATCACTGATAAGCGTTGTGCATGGAACGCTGAAGAGGTTGAAAACTGGCTTGATGAGCGTCAGGCAACTAGCCCGGCAGAGTTCACCGGAAAAAAGCCGCCGGTTGATCAGCGCGTTTACCGCCCAGTAAGTAACGCCGCATGACAGCGCTGATCAGGCACTGGGAAAAATGGTCAGGATGGTACTTATTCCTGACCGCCGTTTCCGCCTGGCTGTATCTGCTGGCGGTTATTTTCAGAGAAGGCTGGATCCGATGAGCAAATTAACTCGTCTTGAAAAGTATCACCTGAACTATGTGTCTCAGCGTCAGGCGTCAAAGGTTGTCGCCGTAACTCCGGCAGCGATGGAAGTAGAAAAGCGCGCTGTTGAACGTGAATCGAAAGGCCAGTTCCGCATTGCAGCCAGGCTCTGGTTGCTGTGCATGGATGCAGCTGTCGGTGAAGTTGAACGCGCCAGAATAGCGATACGCCGTGATCAGTGCATATCGAAAGGTAACGGCCTGCGCCGTGGCGAATACGCAGGGATCGGATGTCGCGGGGTGGTGTATGACTAACCCTCACGACAACATCAGCGTCGGCAGCATCACGCTGGTTTATTCATCTCTTCGTTGCGGATGGATTGTGCCAGGCAGAAAGGTTATCAAAAACCCATTAAAGGCTCAGCGCATTGCTGAGCTGATGAACAATAAGAAGGTGGCAGCATGAAAGAGCGCGGAATGATTTTTAACAGTGAGATGGTTCGCGCCATTCTCGACGGTCGCAAGACGCAGACGCGCCGCATTGTCAAACCGCAACCTGAACTGACCAAAAGCTCTGGTTTTTCGTGGAAGGGCGCTGTGTTTGGTTCTGGCAGCGATGACCATGAAACCAATCGCAATTTTGCTCATGTTAAATGCCCACATGGTAAGCCTGGCGATCGCATCTGGGTACGTGAGGCATTTCGCGTTATGGGTTGTGCCACTGATGTTGCACGCTTGATGTACAAAGCCAGCGAGCGAAATAGTTTTACTGAATCCACTCGTACTGTATCGGTTGGGGAATGTACTAAGCAACCTTCTCAAAATTGGACGCCGAGCATCCACATGCCGCGTTGGGCATCCCGCATTCTGCTGGAGATTACGGATGTGCGGGTTGAGCGGCTGCAGGCCATTACCCTAGGAGATATCTGCAAAGAGATCGGCTGTGGTCTTTACGACTTCCGCCCCGCCACTTATGGTTTCCAGGTATGGGAAGAACTGTGGGAATCCATTTACGGTGAAGGGTCCTGGACTGCTGACCCGTGGGTGTGGGTGATCGAGTTTAAGCGTATCGAAGGCGGTGCAGAATGACCGGAAAATACACTCTTATCTATGCGGATCCTCCTTGGATATATCGCGATAAAGCAGCCGACGGCGAGCGCGGTGCTGGGTTTAAATACCCGGTGATGAACGTGCTGGATATCTGCCGCCTGCCGGTTTGGGATCTTGCCGCCGATGATTGTTTGCTGGCTATGTGGTGGGTTCCGACTCAGCCGGCTGAGGCATTGAAGGTAGTCGAGGCTTGGGGATTCCGACTGATGACTATGAAGGGATTCACCTGGCACAAGACGAATAAGCACAAGGGTAACAGCGCTATCGGCATGGGGCATATGACCAGAGCAAACAGCGAAGACTGCCTGTTTGCAGTGCGTGGAAAGTTGCCGGAAAGGATGGATGCCTCTATCTGCCAGCATGTCACCGCGCCGAGGCTGGAGAACTCCCGCAAGCCGGATATCGTGCGCGAAAAACTGGTGCAGTTGCTGGGCGATGTGCCGCGCATTGAGCTATTCGCCCGCCAGTCGTCGCATGGCTTCGATGTTTGGGGAAATCAGTGCGATGGTCCGGCGGTACAACTGCAACCTGGTTACGCACTCGATATCGCAGGAATGGCTAAGGCATTCAAAAACGCCCCGCTATCGACATCAGACAACCAGGGACGGGAGCGTGCAGCATGACCATGTTCAACGAGGCGGAGTTAATCCGCCAACTGGAAGAGCAGCGCGCTGTTATTGTGCAGCGTGATGGCATGATCCAGCAACTTCAGAGTGAAGTCGCTATTCTCGCTAAGGCACTGAAAATCGCGCAACAAAACATCTTACCGTGCGAAAATAAGCATCTATGGATTTGCCCATATTGCGGCGACATCCACGATAGCAGGATAGGATGTAAAGAAGCGGGGAGCGTAATATTTATCAATCATTAACCTTTTTCACTCATCCATCGCTCAAACTTCGACGGGGAGAACGGCACCAGATCGGTGTGCTCCCCGTTAATCCAGGCATCAATCATATCTGCCCACTGCTGCAACATGTAGGCACGTTGCCGGGCATACTCCGCTTTGTTGTATACCGCTCGCACTCCCTTCTGTTCATGCGCCAGCGCCTTTTCAATCCAGTCAGATGGATAACCAGCCTCATGCAACAGTGTGCTGGCAGTGCGGCGCAGGTCGTGCACAGAGAAGTCATCCAGATGCCCGCCAGCCTCATTCACCGATTCGACAGTGACATTGATCAGCCTGTTCAGTGCGGCGTTGGATAATGGTTTACTCACTGAGTAGCGCCCTGGCAAAAGGTATTCACTTCCACCAGCGCACATCTGCAGGCCAACCATGAGATCCTGCGCCTGCTTTGGCAGATAGATAACGTGCGCCCGGCTTCCCTTCATACGGTCTGACGGTATGGTCCATGTCCATTTTTTGAAATCAACCTCTGACCATGTGGCATGAGTGAATTCACTTTTACGAACCAGGGTGAGCAGCACCAGCTTTAATGCCAGCTTCATCGTGGCCATAGTTCCGACGTGATCCAGAGCGCGGAAGAATACGCCGATCTCTTCAGGTTGAAGCGTACGGTCGCGCGGCTTAAACATGGCTATCGATGAAGGTTTTATATCCGCAGCCGGATTAAACAGACCGTGGCCACGGTCATTCGCATAACGGTAAACACTGCTGATTATTTCCCTGGCTTGCACCGCCGTCGCACGCCCGCCACGTTCCACAATGCGATCGCACAGGTCACGAACCATGCCGGTGGTTATCTCCGCCATCATCTTGTTACCCAGAACCGGCATGATATCTCGTTCGATAACGGCCTGTTTCATTGCCCGGGTACTGTCAGCCAGAATGACGTGCTTCATATAGCTGTCGGTATGTACCGCGAATGTCTCAGCACCGCGTATCTTTTTGATACCGTCACGTTTAGCCGCAGCAGGCGACTGTCCTGCCTTCAACAGTTTCTTTGCAGCAATTAGTTCTTCACGCGCTTCCGCCAGACTGATACCGTCACGACCATACTGACCGATGACCAGCGTTTCCCGGCGTCCGTTGATTCTGTAGTCATACCGGAACGAGACAGAGCCGGAAGTAAGCACGGCTACATACAAGCCGTCACGATCCGAAACCTTATACAGTTTGTCCTGCGGCTTGAGGTTTTTTAATTTGGTATCAGTAAGCACAATTCACCCGTAATGCATCCATTTTTTTGTCGTTATGAGAGTATACCTTTCAGGTAATACCGTCACCTGTACCGTCGCAAAATGTGGTGTAGAGTGAATAGATATGAGTAGTTATAAACAAAAACCCTCTGCGATTACAGAGGGTTAGAGGAGATATTGAATAGATATGATGCGCTATGAACTAGCTATACATCATTCCCACTCAAT